CTGCTTCTAAGGCTTTTAGTCTTGTGTGTGTGCTCATCGTTGCCAAAATTTCTTTTTCTTAGGTGGTTGTAGGGCAGATATCGGTACAATGTCTTGGCATAACACTTTCATCTCTGACTTAGGATGATAGGTAAAACCACGTTGCATCAGCTCTGCACATTTTAATGCACGTACTAGCTCATAGTCTAGCCGCATCTTTTCTTCTTGACGTTTAGCTATATCTCTACACTGCCGCAGACCCTTACGATCTAACGGAACCATAAAGTTAACTTGAAAGCCCCAGTTCTGATTGATGTTGTAGCTCTCCTCAGCTTCTGGCTTTGTATCGTTGCCCATATAAAAAGGACTAAACGTCATAGTAGACCCATTACATTGTATGTTTGGGCCGTATACCTGACGTGACGATGCACCGTTGTTTTGAAACTGTACGGCTTGGTTCGTCACATTACCCGTAGCTGCTGCTAC